CGAAGGAGCTCCACCCGAACTCGCGGCCGCACTGGGCCTCGAAGGCCCGCGCCGTCAAGCGCTACCGCGAGTACGCGTGGGCGTGCGCGATGGAGGAGATCAGCGTCATCGACGGATTCAAGCCGTGGCGCGAGGCCGCGTGCACCGCGCGCTTCTTCTTCGCGACCAAGCGACGCCGCGACAGGGACAATCTCCTCGCGTCGCTCAAGGCCGCGTTTGACGGGCTCGCCGATGCGCGCGTCGTGCTCGACGATTCGGGGATCAGCCACCGCGTCGAGATCGGCGAGCCCGACCCCGCGTTCCCGCGCGTCGAGATCACCGTCAGGGGGATCGAATGACCCCGCCGCGCCGGAACGACAAGGCCGACCGCTCCCCGCTCCTCGTCACCCGCGAGGAGGCCGCGCGGCGGCTCGGGCTCGACCGCATCTCGCGCCGACCCGAGCGCGTGGTCCGAGAGATGGTCGCCCGAGGCGAACTGCGCGGGGTCGCCGTGGGCCGTTGGATCATGGTCGAGGCCGAAAGCATTGATCGGTGGATCGCCTCTCGCTAGGGTGACTACATGGAGCCACCGAGACTAGAGCGGCGCGAGGACGGCTACTACCGCGTCCGATGGACGGACGGCGCGGGCAAGCGCCGCGAGAAGTCCTTCGGCGCCGACCGACGCGCCGCGCGGAACCGATGGCTCGCTTGGGTCAACCAGTGGCGGTCAGACCCGATGGTGCGTGACCCGGGCGACACGGGCCCGCTCACCGTCGCGCTCGCCGTCGAGCGCTACGAGGCCCACGCTGCGACCTACTACGCGGGCTCGCGCGAGGTGCTGAACATCCGCCACACGCTCCGCGCGCTCGTCGAGGTCGCTGGCGACACGCTCGCGAGCGAGATCGGGCCCGAGACGATCGACGCGTATCGCGAGCTCCAGGTCGCGCGCGACATCTCGCTCGGCGTCATCAACCAGCGGGTGCGCACGATTCGCCGCGCGTGGAAGTGGCTCGCGAGCAAGAGGCTCGTCTCGATCGAGTCGTGGCAGTGCCTGTGCGCCCTTGAGCCGCTGCGGCGCGGGCGATGCGCCGCCCGAGTCACCGAGCCAGTGCGCCCCGTCGCAGACAGCGTCGTGGAGCGCACCTGCGACGCGCTGCCGCCGTCCATCGCCGCGATGGTCAGGCTTCAGCGGATCACGGGCATGAGGCCCGGCGAGGTCTGCGCGATGGAATGGCGCGAGATCGACCGCAGCGGCGAGGTGTGGGTGTACGAGCCGCGACATCACAAGACCGCGCACCACGGCCACCGCCGCCGCGTCATGCTCGGGCCTCGCGCTCAGGCGATCCTCGCGCCGCTCGTCGGCCTCGCGATCGGTGGGCGCGTGTTCTCGCCGAACCTCGCGATGGAGGAGCGCGACGAGGCCGCGCGCGCGGCCTACGAGCCGCCCGATGGCGCCCACGACTACAGAACCTGGCGCTGCTATCAGTCGCGCCTTGCAGCCCGCCCGAGGCGCCACGACCGCGGCGATGCGTGGTCGACCGTCTCCTACGCGCAGGCGATCCGCAGGGCCGCTCAAGCGGCGGGCGAGCCGCACTGGAGCCCGAACCAACTGCGGCACTCTGCGGCGACCGAGGCGAGACGCGGGGGCGGGCTTGATGTCGCGCAGCTCCTCCTCGGCCACCGTCACGCCGAGGTCACCGAGGTCTACGCCGAGACGGACCTCGCGCGGCTCCGCGAGTGGGTGAGGCGGCACGGCTGACTGTCGCGGACTGTCGCAGTCTGTCGCGAACTTCACCAACGCGATTGGGGCAAAACTGGGGGGAAAAGCAGAGCGGCGCGCATAAACCTGCGCGCCGCAAAGCGGGAGACGGGATTCGAACCCGCGACATTCAGCTTGGGAAGCATCTGCGACCCGAAATCGGACCTTGCCCGACTCTGACCGACCTTGACGGACCTTGCCCGCAAGTGACGCTCTGAGCGGGTGTTGCGACCGTTCCCGAGCCTAACGACGATGACGGACGCTCACCGAGATAACCCGACCTCGACGGATCGTGTGGGGGAAAATTGGGGCAAAATCGTCCGCGGCGAACCTCGTCGGCCATCGACTCGATGCGCTGGGCGTCCAGAGACTCGCCGCCGACCCCGCAAGCGACACGCTCCAGAGGCGAGGCCGCGTCCGCATCCTGTCCGCTTTCTGTCCGCTTTTCGTCCGCATCGAAGCGGACATCTGTCCGCTTTCTGTCCGCATTCTGTCCGCATCGGTTCGGACAGATGTCCAACGATGTCCGCACGCCGACGCGCGCGAGAGCCGCCCGGCACAGCGTCGACGGTGCAGCGAAATTCCGAGTTTCAGGCCGAACCGCGTTCTGAGCGCGCCAGTGCGGTTCGTGTCCGCATTCTGTCCGCATTGTGTCCGCATTCTGTCCGCTTTGATTCGGACATCTGTCCGAACGGAGCGTGACCACAGGACAGGACAGGAGAGGACAGGACAGGAAGGTCCATCCGATGCAGAATATTCTTAGTATTACTACATGGTGGAAATTCCGAATTTCGGAAACTCCGAATTTCCTCGGTGAGCGCAGCGATGCCAGGGCGTCGAGCTCCGCACATTGAAGGCCAGAGCTCCGAACATTGGGGGCCAGAGCTCCGCACATTGTGCGCGCACGATCACATCGGTCGTGTGATTGTGCGGGTTGTCTCTTGCGTTCCCGGCTGGCCGTGAGATGATTCATCGTGTCGTTGGTCCGCGCGCCCCTGTGGCGCTGCGATGCCCGATGCACCCGTACATCCCGATAACTACCTGACGGCGTCCGCCGTGGCTGTCGCTCGTCCGTCGATCGTGTCCCGAAGTCGCAGATCGGCGCGACTTCGCGGCATGATCGCGTACGATGCCGACATGATCGGCGCAGATCGGCACATGATCGCGCATTATTTGCGCTTTTTTTGGGTCCTTCCGGCGGTTTTTTTGGGTGGTTTGGGCCGCCGGAGTAGCCAGAAAACCGCACTGGCTTACTTGGGGGGCCGAGGATGAAGCCCAAGAAGCCCACGAAGGCGACCCGCAAGCCGAAGGCGGTCAAGCCGAAGCCGCCAGTTCTGGCACCTACCGCAGCGGCGGTGGACGCCCCAGCCGCGCCGGCGGCGCCGACTCCGCTTCGGGGCTACGAACGGTTCAGGGAGGCGAAGGCCAACGAGTTCCGCGCCATGTCCGCGCGCGGGCGCGACATCGGGTCGATCCCTCCGTGCGCAAACCCCGAGCGCCGAGCGGAGGCCGAGACGAGTTTGCGGCGCTGGTGCGAGGTCTACTTCGCGCAGACCTTCCCGCTGGCGTGGAGCGACCCGCACATCCGCGCGCTCTCGCGCATCGACGAGGCGGTGACGGTGGGCGGGCTGTTCGCCTTCGCCATGCCGCGCGGCACGGGCAAAACGACGATGTGCGAGGTCGGCGGGATGTACGCCGTGGCGACGGGGCGGCGCGACTTCATCGCGCTGATCGGCGCGACGGAGGAGCACGCGGAGCGGATGCTCGGGAACCTGAAGGTGGAGTTCGCGACGAACGAGATGCTCGGCGAGGACTACCCCGAGATCTGCGTCCCGATCGAGCGGCTTGAGGGAATCGCGCAGCGGGCGAACGGGCAGCTGTGCTGCGGCAAGCCCACCCACATCCGCTGGGAAGCGAAGTCGATCGTGCTGCCGACCATCGTCGGGTCGAAGGCGTCGGGCGCGATCATCCGATGCGCGGGCCTGACGGGTGCGATCCGCGGCATGAGCGCGAAGCGCGCGGACGGTCGCCGCGTGCGCCCGAACTTGGCGATCATCGACGATCCCCAGACGGACGAGAGCGCGAACAGCCCGTCTCAGTGCAGGACTCGCGAGGGCTTGCTCGCGGGCGCGATCCTCGGCCTCGCGGGGCCGGGTCAGAAAATCGCGGCGGTGATGCCGTGCACGGTGATCCGCGCGGGGGACATGGCCGACGCGATCCTCGACCGCGAGAAGCACCCCGAATGGAGGGGCGAGCGGTCGAAGATGGTGGTGGAGTGGCCGACGAACACGGCGCTGTGGGACGAGTACGCGGCGCTGCGTCGGCAGTCGTTCCGCGACGGCGGTCGGGGCGAGACGGCAACCGAGTTCTACCGCGCGAACAAGGCGGCGATGGACGCCGGCGGCGTGGTGTCGTGGGAGGCTCGGCACGATCCCGACGAGTTGAGCGCGTTGCAGCACGCGATGAACCTTCGGATCGACCGCAAGGACGCGGCGTTCTTCGCCGAGTTTCAAAACGAACCGATTCCGCTGGTGACGGCGAGCGTGTCGGAGCTGGAGCAGGACGAGGCGGCGGGCAAGGTGAGCGGCTACGCGCGCGGGCTTGTGCCTCGCGATGCGTCTGCGCTCACGATGTCGATCGACATCCAGCAGTCGGTGCTTTTCTGGACGGTGGCCGCGTGGAGCGAGGACTTCACGGGGTGGGTGGTGGACTACGGCGCGTGGCCCGACCAGAAGATGAGGTACTACACGCTCGGCGAGGTGAAGCGGACGCTGTCGGACGCGGCTCCGAAGGCGGGCTTGGAGGGCTCGATCCATCACGGCCTTGAGCGGCTGCTGGAGGAGCGGGCCGACCGCGTGTGGAAGCAGGACGGCGGCGGCACGGTTCGGCTCGACCGCGTGCTGATCGACGCGAACTGGGGGCAGAGCACCGATGTCGTGTACCAGTTCTGCGCGCGGTCTCGTTGGAACGGCCTCGCGCTGCCGTCGCACGGTCGGTTCGTGGGCGCGTCGAGCGCCCCGTGGGGTAGCACGGCGAAGAAGAAGGGGGAGAAGGCGGGGTCGCACTGGCGTATGCCGCCCGCGACCGAGCGCCGCGCTGTGCGGCATGTGCTGTTCGACAGCAACTGGTGGAAGAGCTTCGTCCACGAGCGCTTCGGCGTGCCGCTCGGCGACCCGGGCAGCGTGTCGTTGTTCGATGGCGACCGCGAGCTGCATCGGATGTTCGCCGAGCACCTGACGGCAGAGCATCGGATCGCGGTGAGCGCGAAGGGTCGGACGGTGGACGAGTGGAGGCTGAGGCGACCTGGCCTCGACAACCACTGGCTGGACTGCATGGTCGGCTGCGCGGTTGGCGCGAGCATGAGCGGGTGCTCGCTGCCGTCGATGCGCGAGGCGGTTGTGGAGCGTAAACCGCGCGTCAAACTCTCCGACATCAAGAGGGGGAATAGATGACAAGCGATTTCTTTTCGTTGCACACGGGCGACTGCCTCGAAGTGATGCGCGGCATGGACGCGGACAGCGTGGACGCGATCGTGACCGACCCGCCGTACGGCCTGTCGTTCATGGGGAAGAAGTGGGACTACGATGTGCCGAGCGTCGAGATTTGGGCCGAGTGTCTGCGGGTGCTCAGGCCCGGCGGGCATCTTCTGGCGTTCGCGGGCACGCGCACGCAGCATCGGATGTCCGTGCGCATCGAGGACGCGGGCTTCGAGATCCGCGACATGATCGCGTGGGTCTACGGCTCGGGGTTTCCGAAGTCGATGGATGCTACTGAGGCCATGAAGCGATGGATGGCCGGCGATCGGGCCGGCGATCGGGCCGGCGTGTACAAAGTGACTGGGTTTCTGAAAGCCGCACGCGACAGGGCTGGCTGGAACAACCGCCGAATCGACGCGTTGTTTGGCACAAACGGCATGGCTGGTCACTGGACCTCGTTGGCGTCCCAGCCCGCTGTTCCATCTGTTCGCCAGTGGGAGGTCTTGAAAAGCGAACTTGGATTTGGCGATGAGGTCGATGATCTGGTCGCCGCGTTGGCGAGTACCGAGCGTCCTGAAGACTGGGGGCAAGGCGCGAGCGATCAATCTATCTTTCTCGACACACTGCACAGTGGCGGCGAGTTTGGGCCATCGCACGGCTGGGGAACCGCGCTCAAGCCCGCGCTCGAACCGATCACCGTCGCCCGCAAGCCGCTCGTCGGCACGGTCGCGCAGAATGTGATGCAGCACGGGACGGGCGCGCTGAACATCGACGGGTGCAGGGTGTCTCTGAACGGCGACTATAAGTGCAAGGCAAACGGCAGACCTTCGCAGACAGGGCTTGGAGATAACTATGATCCGACGCTTGCGAATGTGGCAGACACGCTTGGCCGATGGCCTGCGAACCTGATCCACGATGGCAGCGATGAGGTGGTGGGGCTGTTTCCGCAGACGGTGGCAAGCCCGCGCGGTGTCATTACGCAAGGCGGCAAAGCCGGTGGCGGATTCAATGTAGGTTCAAGCGATGGAACGCGCAGTGGCAAGTTTCAGGGGCACGGCGATTCCGGCTCCGCCGCGCGCTTCTTCTACTGCGCCAAGGCCAGCAAGCGCGACCGAGAGGACGGACTCGATGGGGTGGCGCACGGGAAGGCGGGCGTCGGCGACGAGCGCCCGAGCGGCGGCAGCAACGAGCGCATGAACAAGGGCGCAGTCGCCCCGCGCGGCAACACGCACCCGACCGTCAAGCCGACCGACCTCATGCGCTACCTGTGCCGTCTCGTCACGCCCCCGAACGGCGTCGTGCTCGACCCCTTCGCGGGCAGCGGATCGACGGGGCGCGGCGCGGTGCTTGAGGGATTCCGATTCGTCGGCATCGAGCGCGAGGCCGAGTACGCGGAGATTGCGCGAAGGCGCATCGCGAAGGTGGCTGGCGACCGCACGCTCTTCGGGGCTTTGCCACGATGACGCCGAAGAAGCCGCGCACCGAGCCCGAACCGAAGGCCGAGCCGAGCGGCCTGTGCTGTCGCGCGTGCGGCTCCCGCGAACTGCGGGTGCTTGAGACGCGGAACGCCCCGATGAAGCGGGTAATGAGGCGCCGCGAGTGCCGCCGCTGCGGCAAGCGCACGACTACCTACGAGCAGGAGGGCCGATGATCCGACCACTACCCGTAGGGGAATCTCGGGAATCTGCGCGGCGCGATGCGAAAACGGCCAAGATTTTCGGTTTCTCGCGCCTGTACCTGATGGATGGCCTGCCCCCGGTGACCGACACGCGGCGTCTTGAGCTTGAGCTCGGGCTCGTGCCGTCGAATGACCGCGAGGACGCCGTCCAAGTTGCATGGATCGCGCACCTGAGCGGCGCGGATGCGGCGGTCGCGGTGAACAGCTGGTGGTCATCGGTTCGGCGTCAGCGGAAGCGAGAGCGGACCAACGAACTTTGAGCAGCGTGCCGACCAACTCCGACATCGAGAAGGCGCTCCGCGAGTCCGCGGTGGCGCCCGCCTCTGCGTCGAACGACGCGGGCAGCGTGACGCAGCAGGACATCTCGAAGCTGATCGAGCTCGACCGCTACCTCGCGTCGAAGGCGGCGACGAAGCGCCGCGACCGTGGGCTCCGCGTGCAGCGGATCATTCCGCCGGGGACCGTCTGATGGGGATTCTCTCGCGCATCTTCGGCGGCTCGAACGCAGGCGCATCGCCTCGTCGCGTGGTCGTTCGCGCGAAGTACGACGCGGCCGCGAAGACGCCGCAGAACGCGAAGCACTGGGCGGGCGCGGACGGCTACTCGCCCGCTGCGGCGCTGACGGACGCGATTCGGAAGACCCTGCGCGAGCGCTGCCGCTACGAGGTCGCGAACAACAGCTACGCGAAGGGGATCGTCTCGACGCTCGCGAACGACCTCGTCGGCACGGGCGCGCGGCTCCAGTTGAAGACGGACGATCGGGTGGTGTCGAGCCGCATCGAGGCCGCGTTCGACGAGTGGTCGACCGAGGTGCGCCTCGCGGAGAAGATGCGACTCCTCCGCTCTGGCCGCTGCGAGAGCGGCGAGGTCTTCGCGATCCTCGCATCGAACGCATCGCTGCGCGGGCCGATCAAGCTCGACCTGCGCCTCGTCGAGAGCGAGCAGGTGCCGCTGATCGAGTACGACGAGTTCGGCAACCCCGCACGGTACTACCTCCTCGACGCGCACCCCGGCGACAACGGCGCGAGCACGATGGCGGGCCCGACGATGATGACCGCGCTCGCGGGCTCGGGCAAGTGGATCGACGCATCGCGCGTGATCCACTACTTCCGCGCCGAGCGTCCGGGCCAGCTGCGCGGCGTTCCCGACATCGTCCCCGCGCTGTACCTGTTCGGTCAGCTGCGGCGGTACACGCTGGCGGTGCTCGACTGCGCGGAGACGGCCGCGAACTACGCGGGCGTGCTGCACACGGACTCGCCCGCCGGCGGCGAGGCGGACGAAGTGGACCCGATGGACACGATCGAGGTCGAGCGCAACTCGTTCCTGACGATGCCCGCCGGGTGGAAGCTCACGCAGCTGAAGGCCGAGCAGCCGACCACGACCTACGAGATGTTCAAGAACGAGATCCTGAACGAGGTCGCTCGGTGCCTGAACATGCCGTTCAATGTGGCTGCGGGCAACAGCTCGAAGTACAACTACGCGTCGGGCCGCCTCGACCATCAGGTCTACCACAAGAGCCTCCGCATCGAGCAGCAGGTGATGGCGGACACGGTCCTCGACCGCGTGTTCGCGGCGTGGATGTCGGAGGCGATCCTGATCTCTAGCCTGATCCCGCCCGCGCTTCGCGTTGCGGCGTGGCCCCATGAGTGGATGTGGGACGGCAACGAGCATGTGGACCCCGCGAAGGAGGCGAACGCGCAGTCGGTGCGCCTCCTGAACGGCACCACGACGCTCGCCGCGGAGTACGCGCGGCAGGGCAAGGACTGGGAGAGCGAGCTTCGCCAGCGTGCGCGCGAGCACGCGCTGATGATCGAGCTCGGTCTCCCGATGCCGGGGCAGCAGGCGATGTCGCCCGCCGAGCCCGACCCGAACGGAGGGGAGTGACATGAAGGACATGAGCGGAAAGAGCATCCAGTTCGCGGGCGGTCAGGTCGAGTTCACGGCTCCGACCGAGATCGACGCGGCGGCAGGCGACGAGTCGCCGAAGCTGAAGTCGTTCAAGATGCTGGCCTACACGGGCGG